TCATACCCTGTCCTCCGGCCGCCAGCCACGCTGGGGCTGTTGCGCCGCCACCGCCGCAGCCGCCACGGTGGCGGCACGGGTCGCGGCATCCAGTTTTTCCTCGATCCGCAGCAGTTGCTGCGTCAGCCGCTGGTCCACATCGCGGATCAGCGAAAGCGGCACATAGGTCCGCGCCACTTCCAGCTTGAACGCCGCCAGCTCATCGCGAGTGCGGCTCAGCGCATCGGGGTCGCGGGACGGTGGCGGGTCGTCCAGAGGCGGAAGGCGCTCGGACAATCCGCGTCGCAAGCCGTGCATCATCCAGAACAACACGGCCATCATCGGCGCCTGCACCGCGGCGGCCAGCACTTGCGGCTCCATCTCTGCGGGATTCATGCGGCCCTCCTCGGCCTTCTTGAACGGAGGAGGCGCCGGGGCCACCCTGCATGCTACAGGGGGCCACCGGCGCCTCCGGCAACCAGTTGCGTTTTGGAACGATGTGGAACGAGCCTTACCTAGAGACCTGCTGCCGATCGGCCCTGCACCGACTGACCCTGGTAGGGCGTCTGGGGCGGCCGGACGGGCTGAAGGACGGCCCTTGCCTGCACCGGCTGGCCGATATGGGCCTGGCGGAGCAAGGCACGGACAGCCGCTTCCGCATCACCGCGCCTGGGCGGGTGCGGCATGCCGACGAGATTTTGAAGGTGAAGAAGGTGGCCTGAGGAACCGGCCGGGCAACAGGCGCAATTCGCCCGCTGACAAGCTCAGGCTTAAGCTGGAATTCGCCCCGCTTCAAGGACGAAGTTCAACTCTGGGTTAAATATCCCGGTCGTCTATACGCCACCATGCCTTGCGGCAGGCGCAGCTTGCCCTTGCCTGTGGTCAGCAGCGGCTGCGTGACGATATCGGCGCAGTCCACGAAATCGGCCGTCACCTCGGCTTCCGCCGCGCTGGTCTGGTCCTGGTCATCCTGGGTCGGATCAGCGTCGAAGACCGGATAAAGGATTCCGGTGCGGCGACGCAGGTCCATGGCCACCAGCATCAGCATCAGGCGGCGTGGTGTCTGGCCTGACAGGGCGCGGCGGGCGGACCAGGCGAGGTCCGCATGCCAGTCATACCAAGCGTCACGCTGCCAGGGCGGAGACTGGAAGCCAGCCGGGCGCGCCATGATGAAGCGGCGGCCGACAGGTGCTTCATGGATCAGCCCCCGCGTGGTCGGGGCCTGACGCCCACCACGGAAGCGGAAGATACCAATCGTATTACCGCCGGTATCGAACCAGTCCTTTACCGGCGAAGCAAAGCGAGGCGAACAGGATACCACCTGGGCCATGAGCGTTCTGCTCCATTGTGCAGGTGCAACATGACATGGGAACGCTTGCCACAGCGTTAAGCGTCACAGCCGTCGCGATCATGTGTGCGAGCTTCAGCCTGGCATTTCCGACGGGCGCGAGGTCGCGCCACTTGTGGGCGAGCCAGCCATCCATCCCATAGGCGTCAAGGGCACAAGGAAGAGCCACCATGCCGGCCCCCTTTCCGATCAAGCCTATGGCGTCACGGCCCCCCGCCAGCCCGGGCCACGCGGCGCAGGCGGCGCGCCAGGCAGTCTGACCGGTTCGGCGAGAAGACAGCCGGAAAGCGCATCCAGCGCATCATCCCGCATTCCCGGCGTGTCGGGCTTCCATTCCGCCATCTCGGTGGGAAAGGGCGTGCGGAACACACGCTCATGTGCGTGCAGCTTGCGCGCCGCCAGGACCGGGTCCAATGCGGAGAGGATGCGATCCTGCTTGGCGTGGCGGCTGTGCTGTTCCACGACGGCGCAGGCAGCACCGGCACGCGCCATTTCGCGCTTCAGCAGCGCCGGCAGAAAGCGGCCAATGCCATTGGTCTCCACCCGCAGCACCGGCAACAGCAGTTCACGGGCGATCCGCGCCACCTGCCGGCACTGCTGTGTTGCCGGGTCGTCCGGCGCATCCGGGTCATGCGTCAGAAAGGCCAGGCGATGCAGGTAGTGGTTTCCCTCGGCATCGCTGTAGATGGCAGCCAGAACGGAACCGTCACCGCTGCCCGGGCGGCCATAGGCGGGGTCCCAGTATCCGCCGCCGGACACCATGCGCCGGCCTAGCAGGCTCAGCACCGGGCGGCCATTGGCCTCGCGATAATCGGTATCCTCGGCATAGCGGATGATCAGCTTCGGATCGAGCCGCGCGGCGCCGCCGGCTACGGCACGCAACAGCATCTGCCGGCCGAAATGAACCGGCCCCACCTGCTCCCGCATCCGCGCAATCGCCTCGGCTGAGAAGCGCTCCGGCCATGCGCTGCGCCCGCCGCTGCCCAGCAGCGGGATCAACAGGCGGCGGTAGCTGCCGAGGAAGGCTTCTCCCTCATCCGGATGCAGATAGAGGCTTTCGGCACAATGCGGCGTGCCGACATACAGGATGGTGCCGCCTGGGGTCAGGATGAACTCCGTCTCGGCCAGCCTTTCCCGAAGTTCTTGGCGCTTGCCTGGAGAGTCGCAGTTCCCGGCAACTTCCACATCGTCGCAGATAATGACATCGGCCCGCGCGCCGGTGATATTGCCGCCCAGTCCCGCCGCCAGCACGGACGGGTCCCGCAACGCGCCCTGGCGGTTCACGATGAAGCGGTCCGCGGCCCATGCTTCGGCGTGCTGCGGCACCAGATGGACGCAAAGCGGATGCCGTTCCACGATGCGGCGCACGGCGGCCACCATCTTGGTGGCGAGTTGATGATCCGCCGCCAGCACCAGGATGCGGGTTTCCGGCCAGCGCGCCAGCAGCCAGGCGCAGTAGAGGCCGACCAGCGTGGACTTGCCGCAGCCGCGGAAAGCCATCAGCAGCAGGCGACCATCCCCTGCCCCGCGCCGCGCATCCAGCCAGCGCAGGATGCGGCGGTGCACGGCGGGCGTACCCTGGCCAAGCTGCGTGTTCCAGACCCAGACGAATTCAAGCAGATCAGCCGGAGGTTCCTCCATCGGCGTCATCCTCCTCATCCTCCTGTGCCTCGGCCGACATCGCGCCGCGCGCCTGCTGCAGCAGCGCCTGGGCCTGGATGACACCTGCCACTTCCTCGCCCGCGCCGGCGGCACGGACGAGCTTCAGCAGATGTTCCAGATGCGCCAGGGCCGATTTGGCGGCGGCATGATGCGCGGCGAAGGCTTTGGCATCGTCATGCGTGCCCGGCGCGGGGCCACGTGCGATGAAGGCGCCATAATCCTCCACCACACGCATCGCCGCCGATTCCAGCTCAGCGGCGAGAGCCGGAGGGATGCCTTTCATGGCTCAGATCCTTGGCTTCGTGGCGCGCAGGAACAGGGTCCCGGCATCCACTGCGATGCTGCCGCCGCTGATGTTCTGCGCGGTGACGCGGACCTGGTCCGCGCCATCCGTGCCGCCGACGCTGGCGTGGAATACCACGCCGCCATTCTGGAAGCCGCTGGGCTTCGCGAAAGCGGCCTGCACGAAATCGCCCTGCCGCACGCCTGGCAGCGTGACATCGCGCGTCGCGCTGGCCCCCGGGGCCAGGGCCGGCACGACCCAGCCAGCGTCGGAGGTGGTGTATTCCCGCACGCCCCACTTCCGGCTGCCGCCATAGATCACGGCCGGTGCATACATGGGCGAGCAGTAAAGCCGCAGCGCCTTCAGCACCGCGCCGGCCGTGCCGCCACGCACGCCGATGGCGGCAAAGCGCGCATTGGCATGCAGCGTCACGCGCTGGAGCTTGTTGATGGCCAAGCCGCCCACCAGGCTGTCCAGATTGGCATTGCCCTCCCAGCAGAAGGAAGGGCTGCCGGCCCATACCGTGTTCATGTTCGAGAGCAGCGCCGGGCTGGCTTCCGCCAGCACATTCTCTTTGGCATCGAATTGCATCACCACCGGCCGCAATTCGCTGCCCTCTGCAGCGATGAAGAACTCCTTGCATTCACTACAATCAACCACGAAGGCCAGGCCACGGCTGGTCGGGATGCCAACCGTATCGGCATTCAGCGTGAACAAGGTCAGGCCCGCGAAAGCAAATCCCGTCAGATTGCCTGGCGGTCCGGCGGGATTGCCGGAAAGCACCGCCATCTGCTCGAAGCCAATGCCACCACTGGTATCGATGGTCTGGCGGAAGGCGCGCTGCCGCACATTCTCCGCTGCTGCCACCAGGCGGGGCGCGCCCTGCGCCGCCGCCGCTTGGTGCAATGGCACCACCGTGCCACCCGCGCGCGTGGCCGAGGCGGTATAATCGATGGCCGTTCCGGTGAAGGCATAGGTGCCAACATAGGAGATTTCATAGACACAGTCATTGGCACCCCCCGTGTGGCGCGCGACAAAGGGGCTGCACTGCTCCATCCGCACGCCACGTGCGATGATGCCGCGCTCATCCCCAGCCTCCAGCAGAAAGGGAATGGCGGCGACAGTGCCGGGCGTTCCCTGGCGCTGCAGCTCGAAGCCAGGGCCGATGAACAGATGCGCGTTGTGGCGTGGATAGGCCCCGGGCGCGCAGGAGAAGCGCACGCCGAAGCGGTCCTTCGTCGGATGCGTCGCCGAGGAGTTGGCGAAATGCCCGCCGATATAGCGGATGCTGTTGTTCCAGGCCGCCGCGGTCTCGCAGTGGATATCCAGGCCGATGCGGTTGTCCACGATGCGGCCGAGCTGGAGGGTGCTGTCCTCGAAGCCGCGTTCCACGCCCTGGGTGCGGATGCCGATGGTGAAGCCTTCCACCTGCCGGATCTCGACATTGGAAGCATCGAGGTTGCGCAGCAGAATGCCGATATCGGCTTCATCCACCCAGTCCGACAGCGTGGCGCGCTGCACCCGCAGCCCCTTGTAGAGCTCGGCGGCATTGCGCGCCCCGGCGCCATCGCCCAGCGTCAGCGCCGCATGGCCGCCCGGGCCGGCATAGAGGATCACGCCGCGCATGGTCATGCCCGGCGCGGCACCGGGCAGCAGCAGCGGCATGGTGGTGCGGAAGCTGCCCTCCCCGATCAGCAGATACTTGCCGGTGCCGGCCGCCGCGTTCATGGCCGCCTGCAAGGCCGGGCCATCGTCGCTGATGCCGTCGCCCATCGCGCCGAAATCACGGGCGGAGAGCACCTCGCCCATCTTGTCCGCCACGGTGCGCGCGATGGCGCCCACCTGCGGCACCCGCAGCACGCCCTCCTCCCGCGTGAAGGCGGTGGCATTGCCCAGGCTGTCGAAGCCCAGCACGCGGTTGGCGCGTGCCATGCGGTCCGGCAGCACCAGGCCGGTGGGCGCCTCGCCCGGATTGGCGCGCAGCATGCTGCCGGTGTCGTCGCGGAATTCCTGCATCGCCGCCACCTGGCGGTCGAGGTCGTCATTCAGCGTATTGGCGCGCAGCAGCCCATTCGGCTGGAAGTCGCTGTTGCGCGCGATGACCATGCGGCGGCGCAGGGCCACCATGCTGCCGGCATGTGGCGCCTTGGCGAAGACGACGCTGCCGCCCTCGGAGGCGCCCGCGCCGCGCACCGCATAGCCGCTGGCGGCAACGCGCCCGTCCACGCGCACTTCCATGTCGGCGACCTGGAAGATCGGAAAGGGAAAGATGAAGACGGTTTGCGCGCCATCCGCCGCGTAATGCACACGCGGCGCAACGTCGCCGATGCGGATATGCTCGGCCATTCGGATCTCTCATACGAAAGGGTGAGGGAAAGCCCAGGCCTCGCGGCGGGGCGCGAAGTGTTCAGTCCAGCAGGTTGCGGACGGCGCTGCCGAAGCTGTTGCCGGCGCGCAGCCAGGTGGTCAGCGAGCCATCGGCGTTCAGCAGGCTGCTGCGGCCGGATGCCAGCCGGGCCTCATAGGTGCCGGCGCTGTCGGCGGCAGCCTCCGCAGCATCCTGCGCCAGGCCGGCGGTGATGGCGCCGGCCGAACCCTGGTCGGGGTTGACGCCGGACGCCGCCAGCCGCGCGCGGGTGGAGGAGACGGTGCGCTCCAGCTTGTCCTGCCGGCTGCGCGCCTCGGCGGCCTGCGCGGTGGCGAGCTGCTGCGCGCGGGCATCCAGGTCCTGCTGCTGCTGCCGCGCCTGCGCCTTGGCGGTGGCCGCCTGCTGCTGCCCCTGCCGCACGGTGCCGTAGAGCGAGGCCGCGGTGCCGGCGACAGCCGCGATGGGAACGAGTTGGGCCATCAATCGGTCATCCTGATCTCGGTGGTGACGGAAAGCAGCGTCATCGCCAGCGGCGTATCGCCCTCGATGCGCCAGAGCGGCTGGATGGTGTCACGGCGCCAGCCCAGGCCGGGTAGCGTGACATCGCCGGTGAAGCGCTGGGGCGCCGCATCCAGCATCGGCGTGTCCATGCGGCGGAAGGGCACCAGCGCGGCGCCGCGCCCGAGATCGACGGCCAGCGCCGACGTCTCCAGCAGGCGGAAGGTCGCGCTCACCAGCCGCAAGGGCCCGGTGCGTGAGCCTGAGGGCGAGAAGAGCAGAGGTGGCAGCGGCTCCACCAGATGCGTGAAGCCGAGGCCCGCCTGCACGGCGAAGGCCGGCGCATCCAGCGTCACGGCACCACGGACCACAGGCACGGGGCCGCGTGGCGCGCCATCGGCCACCACCTGCACGACCGTCCCCGGCAGATGGTCCAGACCTGCCCAGTTGGTCTTCTCGCTGCCGCTCTCGCCGGTCAGGCCGGCATCCACCGCCAGGGCATCATCGAACCGCTCCAGCCGCCAGCCGCCGATGCGGAAGGCAACGCACCAGACAGTGCCGTCGATCTCGGCCAGCGACGAGAAGCGGCCGTCTGTATCCTGCCGTGTCCAGGCCGTGACCTGCTCGGTGCGGTAAAGGGTCAGCGTGGCAAGCCAGCCGCTTTCCATCGCGACGTGCAGCAGCCGCCGGGTCTGGTCGTAAGCCATGGCCACTGGTGTCTGCACCAGATGCCGCGCCACCAACGCCAGATCGCTGGCCTGATAGGCCTGCTGCACGTCGGTATAGGCATATTCATAGATCCCCTGCCCGGCGCGCGAGACGAAGATGGTGCTGCCATCGACATCCACCGGCGGGATCATCCGCGCCACGGCCGAGCCGATGCGCGTCTGCCGGTGCAACTGGATGGAAGCCGGCGTCATCGGGTCGCCCGTCACCATCCATTCGGCACCTGAGGTGAAGACCTGCAGATGCCGGCCGGAAAACACTGCGCGGATGGCATTCACCTGATCCGACAGCAGGCCGAATTCGATCGCCTGGTCATCCAGGCCAGTGCCGAGATCGAAGTTGAACAGGTCGCCGGAGCGGGAAAGCCAAAGCCGGTTGGGCAGGTCCCGCGTGCCGCCGATCACCAGCCTGTCCTGGTGGAAGCAAACGGTGACCGGCCAGCCGCGCGCGGCGCTGAAGGCGGCCTCGTCCCAATCGGCAGTGGCGGCGGTGCCATCCAAAGGCTGCTGCACCGTCGCCACCACTGTTGTCGGCGAGATGACCAGCGTTACCAGCAACTTCTTCAGGCCGATGCGCAGCAGCGTATTGGCATGGCCCGGCCGGAAAACATCGGCACTGGCGGTCAGCGTCACAACGCCGGTCGTAGCGCTGCTGGCCAGCGTGGCCCCCGGCGGCGCGAAGCGATGAAAAGGCTGTTCAACGAAGGACCAGCCAGCGATGCTCCAGGCCGTGTGGCTGCTGCGGCTGATGCGCTGCGGCGGCAGGTCCGGATGCACCACCAGCAGGGTGTCGGCGCTCTGGGTATAGGCGATGTGGTCCAACATGCCTTCCGTCCAGGGCGCCGCCAACTGCGCCGCCAGAACATCGCCCATGAAGACCTGCAGCAGCCGGTCGGTCAGCACCAGCAGATAGGTCTGCTCGGTGTTGAACTCGAAGGCGATCAGCCGCGCCTTGCCCGGCAGCAGCGCGACATGGCGCAAGCCAGGGCGGCGCGTCACGCCGCCGGTTGGCTGGATGAAGACATTGCGCAGGCGCCGTGCGCCATTCTCGAAGGCGCGCAGGTCGCCCCGGCCCAGAAGCTGGTCGCCGAGTTCCCCCGCGGTGAAGCTGGTCTTGACGCTGCGGCCCATCGCCATGGTCTCACCCCCGCGCCATGATCAAAGGAAAATCCTCGATGGCCTTGACCGTGGCCTGCTGGCTATCGGCCAGTCGCGCGGCGCGGAATTCGCCATCAGCCATACGGTGCAGCATCTCGGCGCGTGAGGTGCTTTCGGTCAGCGGGATGCAGAACTCGGCGGCCAGCCGCGTCGCCAGCGCGGCAGCGAAGAAGGGCGGAAATTCGCTTTCCTCAGGCCGGAACACATAGGTCAGCGTTACCTGATCGGCGTCGGTATGCAACCGCTGCTCGTGCAGGCGGTAGAACAAGCCACGCCCTGCACCGCCACTGCCGGAAGACAGCACGCGCAGGAAATCTGCTGGCATCTGGTAGGCATAGCGATAGTCAGCGAAGGGCAATTCCGCTAGGCGCGGCAGGTCCATCTGACCGGTGGCGAAGCTCCAGGGGTGGGAGGAGAGCATCGCGTCCCGCACGGAGGGATAGAGATTCGCCGCCACCTCCGCCTCGGCAGTACCTTCATCGAAGGAGGCGACAGGCTGCGCGCCGATCTTGAGGAGCGCGCGCGAGCAGAGGACGAGAGCAGAGAGCGCCATCGGCAGAACTCCTGATCGGCGGTGGAAGACATGAAAGCCGGCCGGGGGCGCAAAGCCCCCGGCCACATTGCGCTCAGGCCTCGAAGGCGCGCATCCGCACCACGCCGGTCTCATCAACCAGCACCGCGCCTTGGCTCATCATGTTGTTGACGAAATAGGCCGCGCGATCACCATGCCAGGTGATGTCGGTGGCGACTTCCTGCGCCACGCCGTGGCCGATGGCCGTCTTGTGGTAGAAGTAGCAGAAGCGCAGGTTGCCGCTCCTGGTCAGGCCGGAATGCGGCATCCAGGTCGCACCCAGCCAGCGCTTGGCCTGCGTGCCCTTCCAGGGCAGCTCGTCATCGCCGACATACTGGGTATTGGCGAATTCCGGGATCTGCAGCAGGTCGCTCCACTGCTTCCAGCCAACGATGGCAAAGCGGTTGCCGTCATCCGGCACATCGGCCGCACCCAGCATCTCGAAGGCCAGCAGCACCTTGGCCTTGGTCAGCCCGTCGGTGTCGGTGGTGCCAGCGGCGGTGCCGATAGCCTCCCGGGTGCCGGCATCCATGGCGGAGATGATCAGTTCATCCGTCTTGCGACCCAGCGCATAGGCGCCGGCATTGGCCACCACGGCGCGCTCGTCGATATTGGTCTTCAGCTCGTCCAGGCGGTCGATCCACTCACCGGCATAGTAATCCTGCAGGAAGCATTCCACATGGGAATGCGACAGGTTCATCACCGGCACCGCGCCGTTGCGCGCCTTCGCCGCCGCCGTGCCACGGCCGACGATGGGAAACACGGTGGAGGCGCCACGCACACCGTTCTTGCTGCGCACCGTGGGACGCAGCTTGCTGCCCTGGCGCTGATAGGCCTCATGCACCTCGGACTCGAACTGCTTCGCGAAAACCTGGTCGATCGTGGCGGACATCGGATGTTCCTTGAAGGAGACTTCTGGGGGTGATGCCCGCACCGCACGGTTGGTCCCGGTATCGGGGCCGGCGATGCGCGCGCGCCGTCGCGCCCGCAATGGCGGGTTGGGCGAGGCGGATTCGGGAAGACGGGCCGCCGGGGTGCATATGCACCGCGCCAGCGGCCCGCCGCGGCAGGGCGAGCGAGCTGCGAAACCCTGCCGCTATCGGCTCAGCTGTTGCCGAACAGCCGCTTGAAGCCTTCGGTCACGCGCTTGACGTATTCCGGCTCGCGGGTGCGCCAGTAGCGCGGGTCGCGCATCATCTTGCGCAAAGCCTGCTCATCCACGCTGCCGGCGGGCTCGGCCTCGCGCGCCAGGCTGGGTTCGGCCTTGGCCATCATGCCATGCAACGCCAGCACGCCCTCGGCGGTGGTGGAGAGCGCCTCGAAAACGCCCGGCGGCAGATTGGCGCGGCCCCAGGCGGCGATCTGCGGCGCCAGGCGCTTGAACTGCGCCTCGCCGCCCAGCGCCTCGGCCAGCTTGCCGCGCTGCTTCTCGGCCTCGTAATCGGCGGCGGCCTCGGCGATCAGCGGCAGCAGGCGCTCGGCGGCCAGGTCATAAACCAGTTGCACCTGGGCACAGGTGAAGCCCGCCTCGTGCAGCCGCTTGTTGACCTCCGCATCCGGGCCGCAAAGGTCGTGCTTTGCTTCGACGCTGTATTCCTCATGCGAATCCGGCACGCCAATGGCGCGGCGGAAACGCTGCTTCTCCTCCTCCGGCGCATCCGGCGCGGGCGGGGCGAAGCGCTGTGACATGCGCTTCTCCAATTCCTTATAGGATTTCAGCAGCGCATCGACGCGCAGCGCGCCGGCCTCGTCCCGGAACTTCTCCGGCACATCCTCAGGCGCGTCCGGCGCCGCGGCTTCGAGCAGGTTCTCGGACATGCGGGCAGTCACTCCTCGGTGGGGGCGATGGGGGTCAGGATCCCGGCCGGCGCGGCCAGCGCGCGGGCCAGGTGTCGGGTGGCGGCGACGAGGTCGATCTGCTTCACCGCCTCGGCGCCAAGCGAGGAAGCCGCCTGCAGGAACAGCAGCGTATTCGCCGCATCGGCACGGCCCTGCACGCGGGCCAGCGGCGACTGATAGGTCAGCCGCGCCTCGCGCCCATCCAGCAGCATCGGCGGCACCTCGCCGCGACGGCGCAGGATGGAGAGGCAGCGCGCCACCAGCGGCGAGAGCAGTTCTGATTGCAGCCGGCCGTAGGTCGCGCCCAGCAGGCGCGCGGTCTGGGCGGAACGCTCCAGCACCTCGGTCGCCGTCATGCGGGCGTCCTGCGGCGCGGAAAGCCGGTCGGCCAGCAGCGCGGCACGGATGCGGCGGCGCTGGTCCTCCAGCACCAACTGGGAGACATCGAAATTCCCTGGCGCCGCCAGCGGCGTCAGGCCAGAGGAACCCGGCGCCTTCGGAATGATGGCGCCCGGCACCAGCCGCACCGTGGCCGGGTTCAGCACGCCGTCATCCTCGGCCTGCCAGATGCCGGTGGCGGCGATGGAGGCGTTCTTCAGCACCAGCTCCACCACCTTGTTGGCGGTGCGGATATCCGGCAGCGTCTTCATCACCGGGCCACGGCCATAGGTCTCGCCCGGCGCCTTCAGCCAGCGGAAGGCAATGAAGGGGCTCTCGGCAAAACGTCCGGTGGCCAGCGGCACGGCACGGCCGTCATGATCCAGCACGGCCAGGTAGCCGCAGCCGCCGCGCCCATCCGGCCAGACCGCCTCCACCACCCGGAAGCGCGGCGGGGCATCACCCCCCTCCTCCGGCTCCAGCCCGGCGGGCAGGATAGCGGCGGGGTAGCGGCGGGCAATGGCGCCGGCCTCCAGCATCGTGGCGCGATAGACCGTGTCCAGCCGCCCGCCAGCGCCTTCCTCCAGCACCGCCTGGGTCAGCGGCACGGCGGTGAAGCGCAGCGCGCTGCTCTCGCCCGGCGGCGCCTCCTCCACCAGCAGCACGCCGGTGCCGGCCACCACCAGGTCCAGGAAGGCCTGGTGCATTTCCAGCGCGAAGTTGGAGCGGTCCAGGTGCCCTTGCAGCACCTCCGCCGCTTCTTCCAGTGCGGCGGCGGCGGCGGCGGCATCCGGCCCTTCCTCCAGCGCCCGGCTCGGCGCCAGGCCGAACCAGCGGGACCAAGGCGGCGTCAGCTCGGCCAGCAGGCTGGCGGAAAGCTGCTCGGCGGCATCGGCGGCGGTGGCGTCATAGAGCATCGGGCCGCCGCTGCCTGGCGTCGTGGCCAGCACATGGTCGTAGCATTCGCGCCAGACGGCTTCCCAGGGCCGGCGGCGCTCCAGCGCGGCGGCATGGCGGGCCAGCACCGCTTCCGGCGTCATCTCGTTGCGGGGCATCGGTTATTCCCCCAGCAGGGTCTTGCGGGCGCTAGCGGCGGGGCGCGGTGCCTCCCCCAGCACGCCGCGGTCGGAGGTGGCGATGGTGCCGACCAGGCCGCGCCGCGCGCGCTCCTGGTTCTCCACGCGCGCCGCCTGGGCGGTGGCCGCCACCTCGGCCGCGTTCACGGCGGGGGCAACGGCGGCGGGCTGGGATGCGGTCACCACCACCGGCTTCGGGGCTTTCATCAGGCCACCCATGCGCGTGCGGACTCCTTGTGGCTGCGGCAGGAACCCGGCCCCAAAAAGAAACGGGCCCGTGCCGAGGGATCGGCGCGGGCCCGTTCAAGTTCGGGGGGATCGGGAGGAAGGTCAGCGGGCGCAGCTCGCCCGTTGACGAAGCTGGTTCTACAGGACTAAATTCCTTTCGTCAAGAATTTTCTCCTTTCCTTGCAGCGATTTCTCCAGCGCCCGGAACAGGCCGCGCGGCGTCACCGCGAAAGGCGCGCCCTTTCCCAGCAGCGCGCGGCAGACGGCGACGCAGGAATAGGGTGAAAACGCCGGCAGCCAGCCGCAATGCGGCGCACCGGGCGTGAAGGGCCCCAGCACCGCCAACCCTGCGCGGCGATAGAATCCCGGCAGGTCGAAGCCCGGCACCAGCACCGGCCGCGCCACCAGCAACCGGCCTGAGAGCGGCTCCACCACCGTCCAGCCCTGCGCATCCTCCACCGCCGCGAAACAGTGGCGGAAGCCCGGCCGCAGCAGCCGCAGCCACAGCCGGTCCGCCCGCCCCCCGAAACCGATCCAGACCCGCTGCGCCCCTTCCGCCAGGGCGTGGCGGTGGGAAGCCCGCAT